CAGCAGGAACAGGTAGAACTGGCGGTGCAGGAGGCACAGGAGTTACTACAAATATAAGTGGTACATCAACTACCTACGCAGGTGGTGGTGGAGGTGCAGGAAATAGTAGCGGTTCTGTTGGCGCAGGCGGTGCAGGCGGAGGTGGAGCAGGCGGCAAAGATGGTAGAAGTGAAACTCCTTTTGCAACTCCTGGAACTGCTAATACAGGCGGCGGCGGGGGTGGTACTTGGTATTCTGGAGCATCAACAACAGCAGGCGGTTCTGGTGTAGTTATACTTCGTGCTTTACAAGCAGCAGTAAGCACAACAGGAAGTCCAGTTGCAACAACTTCAGGATCTTACTACATTTACAAATTTAACAACACAGGGAGTATCACCTTCTAATGGCTAAAATAATAAGAGTATGGAATGGAACTGCTTGGGAACAAGTGGGAACTTCTGCATCTTTGCCTACCGCCTTTAATGTTATTATTGCTGGTAATACAACTCTTGAAGCAGGGAAAAGATATTTTACAGATACATCAGTTGCTAGAACTTTAACTCTTCCGTCTTCCGCCTCAGTGGGAGATACAATTGAAGTATATGATTCTACAGGATCGGCGGGAACTAACAATATTACAATAGCAAGAAACGGCGGGAAGATTAATGGATTAACAGAAGATGCTATAATAGATGTTAATCAATCTATATCAATATTAGTATATACAGGAGCCACTTTAGGCTGGAGGTTTGAGTAATGGCAATTAGAAAATCAAGTTCATCAGGTATTCCGTTTGGAAATACAGCAGGTCGCCCTGCCAATCCTGGAACAGGTCAGTTATACTCAAATGGACAATTAGGAAGACTTGAGCTTTACACCTCAACTGGTTGGCAAAATATTGTACAAGAAACTCCAGGTATAACAGGAGTAACTGGTACATATAATGAATCTGCTGGATCTGGTACATTTACAATTTCAGGAACAAATTTTGTTGATGGAGGATTGGTTTACGCAGTTGGAACAAATGCAGTAGAGTATCAAGCAACAACATCAACCTATAATTCAATTGTGCAAATGACTGCTGTATTTACAGGTCTTTCACCAGCATATGAGCCTTATGATGTTAAAGTTGTAAATCCATCAAATCTATTTGGATTATTGCCTGATGCATTTTACATTAATGATAATCCAGTATGGAGTACAAATTCAGGTTCTTTGGGATCTTACACAAGTGGAGCAGTTAACATTCAGTTAGCAGCAACTGATGATGAATCAAATACATTAACATACTCAATAACATCAGGAAGCCTGCCTAGCGGATTATCCTTGTCTTCTTCTGGATTAATATCTGGAACAATTACAGCAAATCCAGGAACATATTCATTTACGGTTGGAGTTTCTGATGGGTATAATACAACGCAAACAAGATCATTTAATATTATTATCTTAACTCCTACAGTTACTGGTGGAAACATTACAATATCTGGAAACTATAGAATTCATACGTTTACATCAAGTGATACATTTGCGACAAACGCTCCTTCTTTGAATATTGATTATTTAATTGTTGCTGGTGGTGGCGGAGGAGGTGGATTCTATTATGCTGGTGGAGGCGGAGCTGGTGGATATCTTTCAGGAACAACTTCATTATCCCCAATAAGTAGTTCTGTTATTATTGGAAGCGGTGGAGCTAGCATATCCCCAAGTAGTGCTGGTACTAATGGTAATCCTGGAAACAATTCTTCTGCATTTTCTTTAACTGCTACTGGTGGAGGTTACGGAGGAAGCTATGGAGGTAGTGGTGGTACGGGAGGTTCTGGAGGCGGAGCTGGTGGAAATCAATCCACTACTTCTTCTGGAGGAAGCGCATCTCCATCAGGACAAGGAAATATAGGCGGAAACTCATCATCTGCATCTACTTCATATGGCGGATACGGCGCTGGCGGTGGAGGCGGAGGAGCTGGTGGTTCAGGAGGTAGCGTTTCTGGTGCATACCTAGTTGCTGGTGCTGGAGGATTAGGCTTAGCAAATTCTATATCTGGAACTTCTTTATTTTATGCAGCTGGCGGCGGAGGCGGTGGTGGCTCTGACCAAACCGCTAACGGAGGAGCTGGTGGTTCAGGAATTGGAGGAAACGGAGCTTCAACCAGAACTACTACTGGAGCAACTGCAGGCGCTATTAATACAGGCAGTGGCGGTGGCGGAGCGCAGCATCCTGGTAGCTATGATATTAATAGAAGCGGTGCAGCAGGTGGATCAGGGATTGTTATTGTTAGGTACCTTAAATCAGTAGTAGGTTTATAGCCTATGTCATATCAACTTAAACTAATCCAAGACTACCCTATTGGTTTTTGGCCACTAGATGAATTATCTGGCACATCCGCATATGATATTTCTGGATGTTCAAATAATGGAACATATTCAGGCGGAATCACAACAGGATTAATTCCACTTGTTTCAGGCGGAGCAAATGGATCTCTTATAACAAATACTAAATACATAACATTACCCGTAACTAAAGATTATTATGGATCTACCGCCGATGGCGGATTTGCAGATAACAACTCATCAGATAATCCATTCTCATTAGAGGTGTGGTTCTATCCTAAAATTACAACAACTAACCTAACAACTATATTTGCAGACTCAACAAAAAATGTGGGAGTCTTTTATGAAAAGGGAAACATAGTATTTAAACTTGAGGCGGAAAGACTTGATTATACCTTACCTAATATTAGCCAATCTCATCATATTGTAGCCACATACTCTGTTACAGAAATGTCATTATATGTAGATGGCAAATTTGCAGCAAGCAAATCTTTAACTAATTATAAGTTTACCAATGCCACAATTACATTAAAATTAGGACCAACCTCAAATGCATCTGACTCATTTATTGTAGATGCCCCAGCAGTTTATAGATATGCTTTGGGCCTAGATAGAATTCTAGAACATTTTAATTATTCTGGTACTACTTCTCCCCTCCAAATTTCATATCCAGATGGTGGAACATTATTTGAAATATATGATGATAGCGTAAGCAAGCAATTTAATTTTGCATATCCCGCCAATCGACCATGGGAATACTTTACTACAGAAGATTTAGTTTATAGCGTAGATGAAAAATATTTAGAAATGAAGAAAACTACTTCTACGGGGTCTAAGAGCGTAGTAATCACAGATGCCATAGCAATTCCTTCAGGATTCGAGTTAGATGCCTCTAAGATAGAGTGGAGCGGCGATAACGGGGTCTCTATAAGAACTTCTACAGATGGAACAACATGGCAGTCATGTATTAATGGAAGAGCCATTCCTCAATTTAAATTAGGATCATTTAGTTCTCAAAGAACCCTTTATCTTGAGATAACATTTACCTCATCAGATACATCTAAATTCCTTCCAAGACTATACAACCTTTTGTTATGTTTTTATAAAGATCAAGTTTTATACTCTCCAAGCAATGCAGAATATATTTATACTATTGAGGGTACCTCTGGATTTCCGTCAAAAGATATTACTATGGGAAGAGTTAAATATCCTATTTTATCCCGCCAAAAGCTAAATGGACTTACAACAGCAGATGGGGCGGGATTTAAAGTAAATACTACTCAATCCATAAGAACAATAGAGTTCTTTGTAACCCTATCTGATCTAACAGCAAATTCACTCATATTTACTGGAGCAAATGGAAACTTTGTTTCTGCAAGATATTCATGGACAAATGCTGGAACTCTTAATAAGTCTAATATATCTGCTATTTATGTAAATGGAGTAGATAAGATATCCCAGACAAATGTTAGCTCTGTATTTACAGCAAATGAGCTTTATCACGTATTAATAGTAACAAGTGGTCCAGTAACAGGAGAAATCCTATTTAACCATATAGTAACTGGTGGCCCTTCAAGCCTATATCAGTATTTATCATATTACCCTTATGCTTTTAGTTCCGCCCTTGCCCTATCACATTACAATATGCATATAGGCAGAGCGGCTACAATTGCAGATGATTCGTCCATGACTTTGACAGAAAACTCCGTAGACTTCTATGATAATGACTGGCTTGTGATACAAAACAAATAATTTGTTACATCGGTTGACAAAAAGCTGGACTTGGATATGAAATAATGGTAAAATGAATTACTATGGATATTAATCGTATAAATACGAAGGTTCTTGAAGAAGAGACTACTCTTGGAATCTATGTTTGGGAAATGCCAGATGGCAGATGGATTGGAGACGATGATGGGAATTTTCTTTCGATCACGGCCAAAAAAGGCAATAGATCCAGAATCGATGCTTTGGCTAGAGAAGTTCGCTCATTTGGTATATACGAAGGCGGGCCTAAATTTCTTTCAGGTCGACGCAAAATTGATGACGAAGAATTCCAGCATCAAAAGCAAAGACTTGACTGGGGATTAGTTCCTGACCCATTTGATATTGGTAATTACAAGGACGAAATGAAAAAAATAGGTGGTGCAAAATGACAGTAGAATTCCTTGATGATGATAACTCAGATAATATTATCAATATTTCAAACACAGCTGACTGGTTCTCTTTAAAGAAAGATGAAGTAAGCAATGATCCATTTTCGGCGGGACTAGAAGACCTTAAGAAGGTAAGAGGGCTAGGCTCTTCTTTTAAGCGTAAGATGAGTAGAGAATTTTCTAAAGCATTTACTGGTGTAGAAGGAATTGGAACACAACAGAATTTATTGGCACAGGCTATTACAGGCTATGCAATGTTCGATTTGGTGGAGCCACCGTATAATCTTGAATACCTTTCAAAGGTATATGAAATTTCAACATATAACTATGCAGCAATTAATGCGAAGGTAGCAAACATTGTTGGGCTAGGATATGACTTTGTAGAAACAAAGAAAACAAATGATGCATTTGATGCAATCACAGATGATAAGTCTCTTGAAAGAGCACGTAGAAAGTTAAGCAAGTTGAGACAAGATCTCCATGCATGGCTTGATACAACAAATGATGAAGATACATTTACTCAAACATTAATTAAGGTTTATACAGATTTAGAAGCAACAGGAAATGGCTATATTGAAATTGGTAGAACTACTGGTGGAAATATTGGATATATCGGACATATCCCAGCAAAGACAATGCGTGTGCGTAGACTCCGTGATGGTTTTATTCAATTGTTGTACGGCAAGGCTGTATACTTCAGCAACTTTGGGGATACAGAAACAGAGAACCCAATTGCTGGACAAGAAGATCGCCCAAATGAAATTATTCATTTGAAGAAGTACACACCTATGAATAACTATTACGGTATTCCAGATATTATTGCGGCTCAGGTTTCTTTGGCTGGTAATGAATTATCTGGAAGATATAACCTAGACTACTTTGAAAATAAGGCGGTTCCAAGATATATTATTACAGTAAAAGGAGCAAAGCTTTCTCCAGAATCAGAAAGAAAGTTGCTTGAATTTTTCCAGGTTGGACTTAAGGGTAAGAATCATAGATCGCTATATATTCCACTTCCAGGAGATACCCCAGACTCAAAGACTGAATTTAAGATGGAGCCAGTGGAAGCAAATCCACAGGAATCTTCATTTAACGTTTACCGCAAATCAAATAGAGATGAAATCCTATTAGCCCACCGTGTGCCAATTAATAAAATTGGAACTCCAGAAGGAGTTAATTTAGCGGTAGCCCGTGATGCGGATAAAACATTTAAAGAGCAGGTATGTCGTCCAGCACAAATGATTTTGGAGAAGAAAGTAAACAAAATCTTTGAAGAAAAGACAGACGCTCTAGTCCTTAAATTTAATGAATTAACTCTTACAGACGAAGATACTCAGTCTAAGATTGATGAGAGATATTTAAGAATGCAAGTAATTACCCCTAATGAAGTTAGAATTAGAAAGGGTATGATTCCTCTTGATGGCGGAGACGATGTTGTCGACCTAAAGGGTCAGGCAGCTTCAGAACAATTAGCCCAAGCTGGAAATACTAGACAAAGATCGCAAGATCGCCAAGCAACTGCCCCAGATGTTTCTGGAGAAGGCAGAAATGCAAAGGGCGACGGCAGACAAGTTGACTAACTCTACTCAACTGTTATTTGCCTTTTTATATATAAGTCGCTAAAATTAAGCATATGAATATTGAAAAGTCTTTATGGACTAGCCATGGCAATGACATTAATTTGTCCGTTCCTTTCACAAAAGTTAACCGTGAAAAGAGAACTGTCTCTGGCTTTGCAACACTTGATAACGTAGATCAAACTGGCGATGTTGTAACAGCAGAAGCAAGCGTAAAAGCATTTGAAAACTTCCGTGGAAATATTCGTGAGATGCACGGATCTCTCGCAGTTGGAAAGATGGTTTCTTTTAAGCCAGAAACATTTTATGATCCAGCAACAAAAGAATTTTATAATGGAGTGTATGTAACAGCATACATCTCAAAGGGTGCACAAGATAGCTGGGAGAAAGTTCTTGATGGAACACTTTCAGGTTTCTCAATTGGCGGAAAGATTATCGAA